TGAAAAGCAGCCCCGCTGGCTGGTGGCTGCGATTAAAAAGACGATTTCCAGTCTGCATGGCGGTTATGAAGAAGCTGCGGAATGGCTGGATGTCACCAAAGATGCTCTGTTTAACCGCCTGCGTACTGGTGGTGATCAGATCTTCCCGCTTGGGTGGGCGCTGGTACTGCAACGTGCCGGAGGAACCTATCACCTGGCGCATTCAGTAGCCAGGGCATCAGGGGGCGTTTTTGTTCCGCTGGCAGATATGGGAGAAGTGGATAACGCAGATATTAATCAGCGCCTTCTGGAAGCGATTGAGCAGATCACCAGTTATTCCCAGCAAATCAGGGTGGCTATCGAAGATGGCGTTATTGAGCCACATGAAAAAGTCGTGATTGATGAGGAGTTGTATCAGGCGATCGCAAAGCTGCAACAGCATTCGACACTGGTATACAGAGTTTTTTGCGTGCCAGAGAAGGGTGACGCCCGCGAGTGTGCAGCTCCGGGCGCCGTGGCGTCAAATTTTATGGAGAAAACCAACGCATGAACAGTTTAACGGTAAATAACCGTTTGTCGCAACAACCGGGGATGTATGAGTACCGGCCGTTGCGTCATGAATGCAGATTACCAAATAGCCTGGTCGTGCGTAACCACAGGGAAAACAGCCTGACCGTGGGGGATGAATCGTGCAGGAGCTTAACCGCTGGTTTCGGGATGGAAGGGGACTTTATGTCCATGTCATTCGCTGGGAACCAGAAACTGAGCGCGTTATCTATCTGCGCAAGGGCTACCCGCATGAGTGTTTTAGCCCTTTGTGGAAATTCAGGCGTGATTTTGTTGAGTGTGAAGCGCCGCCAGAGTGACGGCGCAATAGTAGAAGTTTACACGAAGCGGATCTGTAGTTTTTTCCCGGTTGCCTGTGCGAACTTTTTCAGCGTAGTAAAAGATGGTCCGCTGACGCCAGCAGCAAGGTTGCTTTCCATTCTGGTTATAGCAGTGGCTTTTGTTCCCATCCGTTCAGCAACTTCAGCCTGGGTGAGACCTGCTTCTTTACGTGCGGCCAGCATTTCGTCAAGCAACGCGAACTCATCAGCAATGGCGTCATATTCAGCTTTGAACGCTGGGTCTTCCATCCATTTAGCGGCCATTTCATCGTGCGTTATAGTTGGCGCATTACGTTTACCAGTCATGCTTAACCTCCTTCATTCTGGTTTCTGCCTTTTTGCGTTCAGCTACAGGGGTTTTCTGAGTCTTCTTTATAAAGCTGTGCAGCATGACGATGCGCTTCCCTGCCAGGGTGCAGTAAAAAACGCGAGCTATGCCATCGCTGCCTTTAATCCGAAGCTCAAAAAGCCCATCACCAAAGGCGCTGGTGTGAGGTTCTCCGAGATTGCTGCCATACACCTTCATTCGTTCAACAAGGTGCTGATATCTGGCTCGCATACTCAATGGAAGCTGATCCACCTCAATCCGGACTTCCTCGTTGTAGTACTCAATAGTGTAGTTCATAGATGTAAACATAACAAAATTGTTATGTTTGTACAATGTATTGATTCTGCAATTCCGGGACGTTACACTGTTCAGGCACCTTATAAAGCGGGTGCCGGGATTGGCGTCCTGGAATTCAATATAGAGCATAACCGCGCTCATGCGGTTTTTTCGTGTCATGAGCATTGCTACGCCCAAATTATGGTGGGGCGTGCAGGGGCATCGCAAGATGCGCCGGGTTCTATGTTGACCGGTTACGCCAACCCTGTACGTCTCACCACCTCTGTGATTGGCGTCCCATGTGGTGAGTTCTTTGAATTCAACATAGGGGCTGTCACCATGACTACTCTCCCAACCCTCGCTCAACCTGAAATCACCGTTATCAACGGTCAGGCCGTAACTTCCTCTCTGGCTGTTGCCGACTACTTCATCAAGCGTCACGACAACGTTATTCAGAAGATAAAGAATCTCGAATGCTCGTCTAAATTTGCTGCCCTTAATTTTAAGGAGAGTGAATATACCGACGCTACATGCCGCAAACTTCCCTGCTACAACATCACCCGCGACGGCTTTGCTTTCCTTGCTATGGGCTTTACGGGCAAACGCGCCGCCCAATTCAAAGAGGCATACATCAATGCCTTTAATCAGATGGAGAAACAGCTTTCAACTCCATCGGTACTGAGCGATGCAGCACATAATGCCAGCATTCTCTATTCCTACATTTCATCCATTCATCAGGTCTGGTTACAGCAGCTTTATCCCATGCTGGAAAAAGCGGAATCTCCGCTGGCCGTAAGCCTGTACGACCGCATCAATGACGCTGCGGCGCTTGCGAGCCTTATCAATATGACACTGAACCGTTCAGAGGTAAGGGGGCGCAAATGATCCGGAATATTTTTAAGCGGTTCACCAGCCAACGTTTTCATTGCCCTCGTCCAGGACAGTGGTACAGCACACCAGAAGGGTACGTTCTGCGTATTAGCCTGGTTGATCGTGAATGTCAGAAGGTTGTCTGTGAGCCTCTTGGGCGTAATTACCGCGTCAACATGCCTCTTATTGCCTTTCGTTCCGGCAAAAACATGAAGCATCTCGGAGGTGCTGCATGAGCACTAAATTAACAGGCTATGTGTGGGATGCCTGTGCAGCTTCGGGAATGAAATTATCCAGTGTGGCTATCATGGCTCGCCTGGCTGATTTCAGCAATGACGAAGGGGTCTGCTGGCCATCCATTGAGACAATTTCTCGTCAGCTTGGGGCCGGGGTAAGCACAGTCAGAACGGCGATAGCAAAACTGGAAGCTGACGGCTGGTTATCACGTAAAGCCAGACGTCAGGGAAACCGTAATGCATCCAATGTTTATCAGCTAAATGTGGCAAAGCTGCAGGCGGCTGCATTTGCTCACCTGTCAGATCCTGACCAGTCAAAATCTGACCCATCAGAATCTGACGCATCAAAATCTGACCCGTCGAAATCTGGCAAAAACGGCGGTTTTGACCCGTCAGAATCTGGCGGGGATCCGTCAGTAAAATCAAAACAAGATCCACAAGATAATAAAACCCTTTCTTGTCCGGACGCTCCGCAACCGGACCAGCAGGTGACAGACCAGGAGTTTTTATCCCGTCATCCGGATGCCGCTGTATTCAGCTCTAAAAAGCGTCAGTGGGGAACGCAAGACGATTTGACCTGTGCTCAGTGGATCTGGAAAAAAATCATCGCCCTGTATGAACAGGCCGCGGAGAGTGACGGCGAGCTGGTTCGTCCGAAAGAACCTAACTGGACCGCCTGGGCAAATGAAATTCGCCTGATGTGTGCTCAGGACGGGCGTACCCACAAACAGATCTGCGAAATGTACAGCCGGGTAAGCCGTGATCCGTTCTGGTGCCGTAACATTCTCAGCCCCTCAAAACTCCGGGAAAAGTGGGATGAATTGTCACTGCGTTTGTCCGCCCCCATCGGCGGACGTTTCGAAAACCGTGAAGATCCGATGTTCAAATCCAGTTACGGAAATGTGGATTACAGCCAGATCCCGACAGGGTTCAGGGGGTGATATGAGTCTTATGGGAGACGTTCAGAAATTCATTGAATCCCATCCGGGATGTACTTCCAGCGATATAGCGAATGCTTTTGCAGATTTCCCGCGTAAAAGCGTCCTGCAGTCGACAAGTAAGTTACGCCAGTGCGGGCGTGTTGCTCATCGCTTTGAAGGTAAAACTCGCAGACATTTTGCTCTTGAGACAGACATACAGCCGGATCAGGAACCAGATATCGGGACTAAACCTGTGCGGAGCTGTTATGTCGGAACCAACGACCCGCAGGTGATTATGCACCTGATACGTCAGGCAGAAACGCTGGAGTCGGGAGGGTTGTTCCGTCGTGCAGCTACGGTATGGATGGAGGCATTCCGGGAGAGTCATATCCCGTCGGAACGTAGCGCCTTTCTGGCGCGCCGTGAACGGTGTTTGCGGAAGAGCAGAAAGTATGTTGCATCAGGTAGTGAATGGTATCTGTCAGGGAATTATGTGGGGTCTTAATGAGCAATAAATATTGCCAGGCGCTGGCAGAACTGCGCAACAAATCAGCACATGAACTGAAAGAAGTCGGCGATCAGTGGCGGACACCAGACCTGCTTTTTTGGGGCATTAATGCGATGTTCGGTCCCCTAACGCTGGATCTCTTTGCTGACGACGATAACGCTAAGTGCCCTGTGTGGTACACCGCCGATGATAACGCGCTGGTACAAGATTGGGCTGAAATGCTGGAGTCAATCGGCGGGGCCGCATTCGGTAATCCACCCTATAGCCGCTCTCAGTACCACGAGAAGCAGGCGATCACCGGCATGACCCACATCATGGATCACACAATGGCGATGCGTGAAAAGGGTGGGCGTTACGTGTTCCTCATTAAAGCAGCGACAAGTGAAACGTGGTGGCCGGAAGACGCTGACCACATCATGTTTATCCGCGGTCGTATTGGTTTCGATCTCCCAGTGTGGTTTGTTCCTGCGGACAATAAGCAGAAACCCACTGGTGCTTTCTTTGCTGGCGCCATTGCAATCTTCGATAAGTCCTGGCGCGGCGAGCATTTCAGCTACATCAGCCGTACCGAACTGGAAGAAAAAGGGAAGGCGTTCATGTCGCTGGTCACATTTGCCGCTTGCAAGGCCCAGCAGGCAGAAACAGTACAGCCACCTGCGCCGTTGACATTACCAGAAGTTGAATCGCGTATTTGGCCTCTCGAGGTTGGCCTGGTGTTTAACCAGGTGGAAGGCGTTGATGTATTGAGCGAGGCCCAGCAGAACAAACTGAAAGCCAACATCAATCAACTCTGGCTGGAGCGGACGGCCAGCCGCCACCGGAGGTAATCCAGTCGGCCTGGCGTGGTTTAGCCCGGACTGCCGACACTTCTCGAAGGCAAAAGGCGCTAAGCCTGTGAAAAAAGAGATACGCGGTCTTGCCTGGATTGTTCTGCGTTGGGCACTGGCGAAGCGACCACGTGTGATGATGCTGGAGAACGTGGAAGAGTTTAAAACGTGGGGACCGCTGCTGGCAGATGAAATGCGTCCGGATCCTGCCCGCACTGGCGAAACATTCAATGCATTTGTCGGCATGCTTTCCACTGGCATTCCTGCTGATCACCCGGCACTGGCTGAGGTTTGTGAGTTCCTGTCTATCGAAAGAGGTAGCGAGCAGGCGCAAAAGCTGGTGGATGGGCTCGGATATGATGTTGATTATCGCGAACTACGCGCGTGTGATTACGGCGCGCCGACGATCCGCAAACGCTTCTTCATGGTTATGCGTTGCGATGGTTGCCCAATCCAGTGGCCTGCTGTTACCCATGGGGATCCTAAGTCTCTGGAGGTGCAGAGCGGCAGGCTGATGCCATGGCGTACCGCTGCGGAATGTATCGACTGGAATGTTCCAGCCCTGTCCATCTTCGACCGCAAAAAACCGTTGGCGGAGAACACTCTTAAGCGAATCGCACGCGGCATACAGCGCTTTGTTATCGAAAGTGCGTCGCCGTTTATCGTGAAGTGCAACCACACGAGCTCAAAAAATGCGTATGACGCTTTTCGCGGACAGTCACTGAATGAGCCATTACAGACCATTACTAAAAAACCCGGCTACGCGTTAGCCGTTCCACACCTTACAAAATTCCGCACTGGCGCAACCGGGCAGCCCGTTATCCAGTCGCCGTCCGGGATTGATGGTGAAAATTGCCCCTAATCAGAAGAACGGGGAAGGAAACCGCCCGATCTCAGGCGCATTTTACCCTGCATTTCTGTTTTACGGTGTACGGCGCGGCGCAAAACGTAAAAAAGGGCATCACCGGGGGGCCTCCGGTGGCAGCGGCTGGAAAATTGTTCCCCGCAACAACTACATGGCGGAGGTACTGGAACGACGCCGCAGCTGGACCCGTTACATACTGTCCCGCGAGCTCCGGAAATCCCTCCGACCTCAACGCAGGAAGAAAAAATGAAACTAACCCCGATTATTGCGGCGCTTCGCGCCCGATGTCCGTTGTTTGAAAACCGTGTTGGCGGTGCTGCGCAGTTCAAGGCAATCCCGGAAGCTGGAAAGCTCAGGCTGCCAGCAGCGTATGTCGTTCCATCTGAAGATGTCACCGGCGAGCAGAAATCGCAGACCGACTACTGGCAGGATTTGACGGAGGGTTTTTCCGTCATCGTGGTACTCAGCAACGAACGGGATGAAAAAGGGCAGTGGGCTTCTTACGACGCAGTCCACGACGTCAGGCAGGAAATCTGGAAGGCGCTGCTGGGGTGGGAGCCGGATCCGCAGGCGCATGAAATTCAGTATGCGGGTGGGATGCTTCTCGATCTGAACCGCCACGAACTGTATTACCAGTTCGACTTCACGGTGAAGTATGAAATTACCGAAACAGACACCCGCCAGCAGGATGATCTGGACGGCCTGCCCGACCTTAAAACGCTCAGTATTAATGTTGATTTTATCGAACCCGGTACCGGGCCAGATGGCGACATCGAGCACCACACCGAAATTACATTTCAGGAATAAACCATGTTTGTGAAACCCGCAAAAGGGCGATCGGTTCCCGATCCGGCCCGTGGCGACCTTTTACCTGAAGGAGGTCGAAATGTTGATGAGAATAACTACTGGCTGCGCCGCGAGGCCGCTGGTGATGTCCGGCGCACGAATAAAAAGGTGAAAAAAAATGGCGATTAGTTTTAATTCCATTCCGTCAGATACGCGGGTTCCGCTGTTTTATGCCGAGATGGATAACTCGGCGGCAAATACCGCCCGGGACAGTGGGGCATCACTGCTGATTGGTCATGCCAGCAATGATGCGTCAATTGCCGTCAACAGTCTTGTTCTGGTGTCATCGGTTGATTATGCCCGTCAGATTTGCGGTGCCGGAAGCCAGCTGGCCCGTATGGTAGGGGCGTACCGTAAGACCGATCCATTTGGCGAACTGTATGTCATTGCCGTACCTGAATCCACAGGCGCGGCAGCAACCGTCGCTTTGACGGTAACTGGCGAAGCGACGGAAACCGGAACGGTGAATGTCTATACCGGCCGAACCCGCGTTCAGGCTCCCGTGACCAGCGGCGATGATGCTGCGGCGGTGGCCGTGAGCATTAAGGATGCGGTCAATGCAAACCCTGATCTTCCCTTTACGGCAACATCAGAAGCGGGGGTGGTGACACTGACTGCGCGCCACAAGGGGTTATATGGAAATGAAATTCCGGTCACTCTCAATTATTACGGCTTTGGCGGTGGGGAGGTGTTACCGGCCGGGGTGAATATTACGGTTGCCAGCGGTGTGAAGGGGGCTGGTGCGCCTGCTCTTAACGACGCGGTGGCAGCGATGGGAGATGAGCCGTTCGATTATATCGGCCTTCCGTTTAACGATACGGCATCGGTGAACACGATGGCAACTGAAATGAATGATTCCAGCGGCCGCTGGAGTTATGTCCGGCAGTTGTATGGTCACGTTTATACGGCGAAGACGGGGACGCTGTCGGAGCTTGTGGCCGCGGGTGCGTGATGCATCATTTCGTGGAGTGCCTTTCTCCGTTGAAGATGATGAAAGTACGTTTGGACGCCGCGTACAGGTACATGAATATCCGAACAGGGATAAGCCCTGGACGGAGGATTTAGGCCGCGCCACGCGCCGCCTGACGATAAATGCTTATCTTGTCGGTGATGATTACGCAGACAGGCGGGATCGTCTTATTAGTGCCATTGAAACCGCAGGCCCTGGTACGCTGGTCCATCCGCAGTATGGCGAAATGCAGGGCAGCATTGACGGACAGGTCAGGATCACTCACAGCAGTACAGAAGGGCGCATGTGTCGTGTCTCCTTTCAGTTTGTGGAAAGTGGTGAACTTTCTTTTCCGGTGGCAGGAATGGCAACGGCGAAGCGCCTGGAAACATCAGGCGGGCTTTTCGACGATGCGATTGACAGTATGTTTTCCACATTCTCGTTGTCAGGTATTTCTGATTTTATCCAGAACGATGTTATTGCCGATGCTGCCTCCATGCTGGGCGATGTTGCCGATGCTTTCAGGATGGTTGACTCCGGCGTGTCTGCAGCAATGCGGCTGTTACAGGGGGATTTGTCTGTCATTCTGATGCCACCGAGCGCCGCAAGTGATTTCGTTAACGCACTGCAAAAAGCCTGGCGCTCCGGTGACAGGCTCAGAGGCAGTACATCGGATCTGGTCACGATGATAAAAACGATGTCAGGTATCACGCTTGATCCCGGTCTTTCCCCCAGTGGCACCTGGCCCACTGACTCCGGATCTGCTGCGAAACAGAAAATGCAACGCAATATGATCGCAGCCGCCATCAGGACAACAGCCATCAGCACAGCCGCCCACGCCGTGACAACACTGAAGCAGCCGCGTGATGTACCTGGTGTCCGGGGCGTAAATCAGCCTGCAGGAACAGGCCGTGACTCAGACATTATCATTGTTATGCACCCGGCGCTGGATGGTGTACAGACAGTCAGTAATGGCAGCTCTCCACCGAATTATGAAGATCTGAAAGCTATCCGGACCGCGCTCAATGCTGCGATTGACCAGGAGCAGTTGCGTATCCAGGATGATGTGCTTTTCCAGCAAATTTCCGTTATGCGGACGGATCTCAATCGCGATATTTCTGCACGACTGGCACAGGTTGAACGTACTGCATTGCGAACGCCTGATGATGTTCTGCCTGCACTGGTACTGGCTGCGACCTGGTATGACGACGCCGGGCGGGAATCTGACATCCTCACTCGTAATCCCGTTCCCCATCCGGGATTTGTCCCGGTAGAGCCGCTGAGGGTTCCGGTACGATGAATAATACGGTTTTTTTACGCGTCAACGGGCGTGACTGGGGAGGATGGACGTCAGTACGGATCAGTGCAGGCATTGATCGTATTGCCCGGGACTTTAATGTCTCGATCACCCGGCAGTGGCCTGGTGGAGAAGACGTACCGCCAGTAAAAAATGGTGACTCTGTTGAGGTACTTATTGGCGATGATTTAGTCATTACCGGCTGGGTTGAGGCGTTGCCGCTACGTTATGATGCGCAGACCATTATGACGGGCATTGTCGGGCGCAGCAAAACGGCAGATCTTATCGACTGTTCTGCATCGCCTGCACAGCATAACGGGAAAAATTTATTCCTGATCGCCAGCGCACTTGCCCGGCCATTCGGTGTGGACGTTGTTGATGCAGGCGCGCCGGAAGCCGCCGTTATTGAGGCTCAGCCGGAACATGGCGAAACGGTTGTGGACTGTCTGAACAGGTTGCTTGGACAGGCTCAGGCGCTGGCATATGACGACGAACGGGGACGGCTGGTTCTCGGCAGGCCGGGCAGTATGAAAGCAGCCACGGCACTGGTACTTGGCGAAAATATTCTTTCCTGTGATACCGAGCGTAGTGTTCGCGAGCGTTTCTCCAGTTATCTGGTTACGGGGCAACGTCCTGGTACGGATGACGATTTCGGCGAGGCAACCATTGCTGCTATCCGGCAGAGTACTGGTGATGCAGGCGTCACGCGGTATCGTCCCCACACCATTCAGCAGTCAGGAACTGCCACAACTGACAGCTGCAAATCACGCTGTGAGTTTGAAGCCCGTCAGCGTGCGGCGAAAACGCTGGAAACCACCTATACCGTACAGGGATGGAGACAGGGGAATGGCGAATTGTGGAAACCGAATCAGGCCGTGGTGGTGTATGACCCGCTGAACGGTTTTGACAATGAAACGCTGGTGATCGCCGAAGTGACGTACAGCCAGGACAATAACGGTACCCTGACCGAAATCCGGGTGGGGCCTGCGGATGCTTATCTTCCTGAACCATTCAGGCCGAAAGCGAAGAAAAAAGTCAGTGAGGAGGCGGATTTCTGATGGCTAACCATCCTCTACAGAACATGGTAACGCGCGCAGTCATTACCGCGATTGATACCGTCAGAAAATGCCAGACTGCCGGACTGAAACTTATTGCCGGTGAAAAAAAAGAGAATGTGGAGCATCTTGAACCTTACGGTTTCACCTCTGCAGCACAGAATGGCGCAGAGGCGCTGGTATTGTTTCCCGGCGGTGACCGTTCGCACGGAGTGGCAGTGGTTGTGGCTGACCGCCGCTTCAGACTGAAAGGGCTGGCGCGCGGGGAAGTCGCGATATATGACGATCAGGGGCAGTCTGTCATATTAACCCGTGCCGGAATAGTGGTAAATGGCGGCGGAAAGCCGGTTATTTTCACGAATGCCACTAAAGCCCGTTTTGAAATGCCGATCGAATCCACCGGCGATATCAGGGACAACTGCGACAGCAGTGGAAAAACGATGGCTGAAATGCGCACGACCTATAACGGTCATACCCATATAGAAAATGGCGACGGCGGCGGTATAACCGATAAGCCTGGCCAGTCCATGAGCTGACACCATGATTCTTTATGTTAATGGAATCCGTAAGGATGCCACGGCTTCGCTCGACCTTCTGACGCGGGCGGTGGTGATTTCTCTTTTTACCTGGCGCCGGGCGGAGCGGGATGACAGGACCCCGCAGCCATACGGCTGGTGGGGGGACACCTGGCCTGCTGTTCAGAATGACCGCATCGGTTCCCGCCTCTACCTGCTGAAACGCCGTAAACTCACCAATAAAACGCCACAGGACGCCCGCGAATACATGCAGCAGGCGCTGGCGTGGATGACAGACGATGGCGTGGCGGCACGGGTTGACGTAACCGCAGAACGTACCGGGATCGATATGCTGGCGGCCGGAATAACCATCTACCAGCGTGACGGCACCATTCACAACATTACCTTTGATAACATCTGGAGTGAACTCGATGGCTGACAGTCAATTTGCACGGCCTGAACTCCCGCAACTGATATCCTGTAGCCTGGTTTGCGATCGGGAGATAATTATCAATGAGCGATTATTATTACAGCTTTAAAGAGAAAGGTTTTTTCTACAAGCCGGATACCGAATCGGGATATTGCCCGACTGATCTAATTCCTCTGACTGATGAACATTATCATGAACTTATGCAGGGTCAGGTGGACGGAAAATATATTGAGCACAGGAAAGGAGGCCCAGTACTGGTTGAACATCGCGAATATACACATGAAGAGTTGATTGCACAGGCTGAAGCCAAAAAGGCAGAACTTCTTGCTGAAGCTGAGTCAGTCATTGCACCACTGGCGCGGGCGGTAAAATTGAACATTGCTACAGATGAGGAAATAAAGCGGCTGGAGGCATGGGAACTCTACAGCGTAATGGTCAGTCGGGTGGATACATCAAAACCTGACTGGCCTGATGTGCCTGTAAGCCAGTAATATGAAGTTGTGAAAAATCAGGCTGGCGTCAATAAAATATGCCAGCCTGAAGTAATATTCAGTATACTAACAACGACATATCTGGCACCAGTCCGGTGGCTTCAGAATATCTGGTGGGTACTGATCACACCATTCCTGACTCATGCCGATAAGAGCCCATGGGATTGGAGGCAATCCACTGGAGTAATGTTTTGTATTATCCGGTGGGGGTTTTGAATCACTGGCAGCCATCGCCGATGCCGAAAAGGCTGTAGCCGACAACACCAGAAGCAATGGGAAAAATATACGATGTCTCATAATATCACCCGTGAATAATCAGACTATCCTTACTATTGACTTCCTTCATTTCCAGCATAGCTCACGCTTCATCATCATTGAATAAACAATTAAGTTTATTGAGCGTAAATTTACTTAAAGAGAAAATGTTATGCTTATTATTTTTTCTTTAAGTAAATTCTTGGTTAATAGCTTTGAAGTAATTACATAAAGTGATCCGTATATAATATTCTTAGCAGAAGGATAAAAATACTTTATGACCTGCTATGCAGAGCAGGTGATATTGAATTTTTCAAGTCCTGTATTGGGGGTTTATTTTCAGGTTGGTCAAATTGGAGGGGTTATGAATAGAGTTAAACGTTTATTTCTGATGCTCATTTTAGCACTCTCAGTCTCTATTGTATCAATACCAGCAATGGCACTGGTTTGTGAAGATAAAGGGGGATCGCTTGGTGATTGTGCACGCGAATGTAGTGGTCTTGGCATATTGATATTTCCTTATATCTTTTGTATTTAATCAGTAATTATAGTTAGGCTGGAGTTTTTATCACTGCCAGGTAATTATAAAGGCTATTGTCCGGGCAGCTCACCCCGGAACAATGGGCGCAGGCCGGGCGCCTGATTAGGGCAGGAGTACCGCGACAGCAGGTAGCGATTATTTATGATGTTGGCGTTTCGACGTTGTACAGAAAATTTCCGGCGAGTAACATGCCTTTGATGCCATTCATGGAAAAATAAAACTCCTTTAATCAGTCATAAGAGTTAATTATATAAACTTAAATGGATTGGTTAATTGAATTTCATCAAGATTAACTCCATATAAAAGATTTATTGTCTTTGTTATAGCGTCTATATATTCAGCGCTATTCATTATAGCAGTGTATTTATCGTATGTTTCGAAACAATGATTTTCATTAATATATTCACTGCTATTATTTTTATAAATTTCATATGACTCTTCCTTTTTGAAAATGCGCGCATCTAGCCAGGGATCAAGTATATATTCCGATATTCCTTTTGAATCAGTAAAAGTCAAAAAAACGACCACATGATTCCCTCCTGGCGCGCTATTATACATAAGGGATGTGCTTATTCTGGCATCAAATACATTATTTTTCGAGAAGCCTATTCCGGTTAGCCTTTGTGGTATATATTTTGCAATAATCGCACCTAAAATTAGCGACATATCAGCACAGTTCCCTGTGTTATATTTTATTGAATCAATGGAAGAATATATTAGACTCAGAGGTATTGGGTTTTCTGGTCTTTCAGCCATAGCTCTGTCAAAAGAGTTTGCTTTTATAGCTTGCAGAAATTTCTTGTGATGTTCTCTTTGTAAATTAAGAGCGTCGTATTTTTCCTGCGTATCAATTTTAAGTCTGTCAATTTGCATAGCATCATAACTGTCCGATTTCTTTATTATTGTTCTGACAAAAACGGTACATTCTGAAGCAGCATTAATAATACAGGAGGATAAATCAATTGAAGTATTCTGTTGGCTGTTACAGGCGCTAACTTCAGTTGTGCCGAATTTTTCTGTAGCCATATGTCCAAAATTTATAATCAATCACTTTTGCCTGTATTCAAAATTAAACGATATTCTTATGTTACGACAACCTAACAGGGACTGACTACAAAGATCTTTAAATAAACGTTCATTATTGTATTTATTGATGAACTCCCTTCAGATTTAGAGGTTGTGCCCATGGTCGAAAAGCCCCTATACGCTCATATACTTAACCTATCGGGGACATGGTAGGTGAGGACGTGAAAACACAGGGACAGTTACTGTCACTGCGAAGGCAGCAATAAGGAGGCCTATCCTGTACAAACTGTGGAAAACTATATCTTGTTCACGATCACCTGCATCGTTGACGATGCGCGATCCGGGAGGTTTGAAGACTGCCCGGTATGATCGGTTCCGCAACTACGTCGTATGCAAGAACGGGCTGCGGCAAACTGGCGAACGTTCGATAGTGCGAGTATTGAATGATTTCCAGCCAGAATTGATTCTATTGGAAAGTATTCATGGGCGCAATTCACAGATCACAAATTGAGTAGTTTTAAAATTTTTTAGGTGGCAAAAATGGGGAAAGCGTCGCAAAAAAGCAAAAAAAGTAGAGGACATTGCGGCTTATTGTAATCATTTACTTTTCTTTATATATTAAAGGATAATTAGCTCTGCCCCTTGATTCTTCACATTGCCAACGGCGCGCGTCACAGCGTGCCAGGTAAATTTATCTGTCGGCACGGCACCGTCAGCAATTATCTCCTCTATCTCCTTCCCACTCACGCCCTGGCGCATCCATTCTCGAGCGGCTTCTGGTGACAAAACAAGTGGCCGGCGGTCGTGAATGTCAACCAGACCTTTATCCGCTGCTGATGTCACAATGAGAAAACCTTCTGCATCATCACCGCGCTCAAATGGCGTACTGCCAATGGCAGCCATGAATATTGGCTTCCCGTCCTTTCTGTGAATGAAATACGGCTGTTTCTTGTCGCCTTCCTTCTTCCACTCGAACCATCCATCGGCAAAACAGATAGCCCGGCCATGCTGCCATAGTGGCTTAAACATTCTGCTGGAGGCCGCTGTCTCTACGCGGGCGTTAATAAGTGGAGCTTTATCCCACCATCCAGGAGCGTAACCCCAAAACACCGGATCGAGATGTAATTGCTCGTCGCGTTCGCTCAATAGCAGGACTTTAGTCCCGGGCGCCACGTTATACCGGCCTATAGGCTGAGGGTCATAAGCAATATTACGATCGGCTTCGTCGGCCAGATATGCCAGATATTCTTCACGGGTCTGTGCTTGTGCAAAGCGTCCACACATATGAAACCTCCAGTCGGTCAGACTGAAAGTATAGAAGAGGATATGCGAGTGGCTGTTCCGGTGTTTCTCCGAGCGACCTCAACCAATGTAGAAGCTTCACTATTGGGGGTTGCCATTAGTAGCATCATGTTGAATGTACTGGCGTGAAAAAATTGGAATCTTGAAGAAAACTCTTCCCCAAAACTAAAATCAACGTTTTGATAATCAATGAGTTGTAAAAGGCAGTTACTGGATTTTTTTGATAGTAGGAAGAATGATAATTTCAACTTTATCAAATGGTTGGTATGTTTTTGGCAATGTAATGCTGCGCCACATGCAGTGGTTCGAAGCCGCAGACCTGATTGTTAAAGGTATGGAAGGCGCGATTGCCGCGAAGACCGTGACCTATGACTTCGAACGTCTGATGGAAGGCGCTAAACTGCTGAAATGTAGTGAGTTTGGCGACGCGATTATCGCAAATATGTAATAACGATAATTGTTAAAAACTAAAACGGGTACTTAACGTTCCCGTTTTTATTATTAGTATTCGAACGGTTATCAAAATTTTATCAAAAAAATTTATCAAAACTCCCTCAATTCAGACCGCAATAGTAATCCATCCTTTACCCCGATCGTCATGATAACGGGCTGTCTGATTTGGCGATTTATGTCCGAGCAGCTTTTGAGTATTAATCCCCTGAGCCTCGTAAAGTCGCTCAGCAAGTGAGCGCTGTTCATGGAAGGTAGCTGGAGTGCCGGATCCCCAGTCAATATCTGCTTTATCCCGAGCTTTGCTGAAATTCATGGTAATGGTGTGGGACTTTACTTGCGCCCCACGCTCTGCTTGCGACGTAGTCCGGAAGAAGTGAACAAGATATGGACTTACAGCATAATCACGGCAACGTGCCACAACATCCCGCAGACTCCAGTTAATGGCATTCAAGCGAAGTGAAAGTGGAATGGCTATCTTGCTTCCAGTTTTTTCCTGCACAATATGCAGTTGATCATCCCATATATCACTGAACTTCATCTTCGAAATGTCCCCCAGACGCTGGCCGGTGACGAGCGCGAGCAGCATAGCATTCCCCATGTACTGGTAGTTTGCGTCGGCGATATTGAAAATTCGCTGCCACTCCTCCAGATTTAGACGCTGGCGCGTGATACGGCGCCGTGGCTGTTTTGTTGCCAGGGCAGGGTTATAGCCCGGTGGAACCTCCCCGAAATGCTGTGCCTCTTTAAAAACGTCGATCAATACAGAACGAATCACTTGCGCCATTCGCGGCTGTCCATCTGAAATATACTCCTCAAGAATCTCAGCAATATCACGAACATCTACTGACGAAATAATCTTCATACCAACCCGTTCCCGAAGTAGGGTAACTGGCTTGGCTTTTTGTTTATAGGTATTTGGTTTTATATCTCCGCTTTCCAGTCTTTCGCCCTGGATTTTCCAGTATCGATCAAGCCACGTTGATGTGGTAATAGCCTTTCCTTTACTGCTGGCGATCCTGTCACTGATTGCTAATATCTGGCGCGTACGCTGTTCAGCCAGACGGGCATTTGCCTCACTTGCTATTGCAATAGCCTCTTCCTCATTTGTTCCGAGGCTATGAAATTTCCCTGTAACGGGATGTTTGTATCGCCAGTAAATTTTATTCACTTTGCGACTGTATAATGGGTAAAGGTTTGGCTCCTTGACATTGTTTTTACGTGGTCTGGCAGCCATCGGATAATATCCTCTGAAGCAGTGGCGGATCTGATTTTTTAATCACTGGTTGAGTTATATTTCCGGTTATTTCCGCATCTTCTCGCACACGCCAGAATTTTCCTTCTTTCTGGGCTGGGGGAGTGAACATGCTTTGTTTGGCATACCGTCGTAATGTATTAATGCTCGGTGGATTACTCCGGTATTTCTCTGCGGCCCATTCTTCTAACGTCATCATCTGAAGCATGGTGATTTCTCCATATAATCCGGCTGCACCCGGGCTGTAACATCAAATATCAGTGCTGGTGGTAGGAATTAGTTCTTCAAAGCGCTTCCACAAACAAATTCAGGAACATTTCCGGAGAAGCGGCAAATA